TATTGCTTGTAGCTATTTACGATGCTGCATACGTGGCTAGGACTTCGGCCAGTTCACCGGCTACCTCTTTCGAAAGCAGTACGCTCTCCATAACGCCGCCCTGTTCGAGTATCGCGATCCAGAGATCACCGTCTTCGTCTAGATGGGTACGCAGGCTTAGGCCGGTGCCGATCAGATCATCAGCGAAATATTGCTTAATGCCGCCCATCTTCCTTCTCCTTTATCAGTTCGGTACGCAGGATCTGTACCTCCCGCGGTGCGGTGAAATTGAGCTTTGCGTGGCCTTTGGCGAGGTCGACAACCTGGACGCTGATCCCTTCAGCAATTCGCAGGGAGTCACGGAACCGGACTCGTTCCACCTGGAGCGTGGACAAGATCCGCATTTTGCAGAACCCGCCGCACACATCGAGGATGTCAACGTATTCCGTCTTGTCACCGATCAGAAGGCGAACGGACGTTCCGGCTTTGCGTGTCAATACGAGATTGGTCATACGTCTTCCTCGACGATTTCGAATTTGCGGTAGCCGCGATTGACGAGCACCGTGGCTAGTTGCCGAACGAAGTCGCCTTGTACGCCGCATTCTTTCCACGCCAGGTCGATGATTTCTTGGCGGGTTTGCCCATAACCTCCCCGTGATCCGCAGGGGATCGGGGCATAATCTCCCGGAGCGCCTTTCACAATTCGCCAATGCGGCTGGTGCTCGTTCCAAAACTCGTAGGTATCCGGCTGTATGCTCCGATAGTAGCTAAGACCGGACGCAGGTCGGGAGGTGTAGAATTCGGCGCCTTCCGGCGCCTTGCTCCAATCGATATTCATTCGCCCATCACCCTTTCAATTATCAAATCGACTTCGAACACACTGGACTGCTTGTCCATCCGGTCTGCCGGGTTGTCTCGAAGACCTGCGATCAAGTCCTTTTCGTTCAACGCATAACCGGTCTGCGTAATCCAGTGACCGGGGCGCCACGGCGCTAGGTCTGATACTGGCGGCTGAAGCATGGCGGTTACTCCTTTATGCGAAATAGAAGGCGATCAGGATCAGCAGGACGACGCATAGGAATCGAAAAGTGCTGTCGTCCATGCTAGGTCTCCTGTTTTGGGTATAACTTCGCGATAGCGGCGCGAACTTCTATTGCTGACATGGAGCCGACGTACTCAAAGTCGCGGCCTAAATCGAGCATGTTAAAACCTTCATCCGGACTAATCCGTAGACCTAAGCGCTCGCACGCTTCCAGCGACTCGGCCAGGGTCAATAACGCTTCAGCCTGTGCGCGGGTGATCATGATTCCAGTCCTGAGGCAGTACGAACTGAGAAAACCAGTTCATCGAGCTTCTGAGGAAGCGTCTGCCAGCTATCCGGCTCCGCTTGGTAGTTCTCTCCATCGAATGTGCTGACGAGGACGTAGTCCAACTGGTCGTCTTCAAGCGGCTCAACCAAACGAATAGACTTGATTGCATGGGCGGCGAGATAGGTTTTAGAGTTGATCTTGATCATGGCTTGCGTACTCCCAGCAGTTGTTCGGGGACGACGCGCAGGCGGGTGGTGCCTACCGTTACGTCGTAGCTCTTGACGCCGACCTTCACGACACGCGCCAGGCACTTGTGGTACTCGCTCTGCGTGTCGTTAATGCGGACGGTCTGTTCGGGTTTGAAGCGGTTCATACATTTAAAGCTCTGGCGACGGCTTCTTTCGAAGCATTGATCCACGCCGCGTACAAATCGTCTAGGTCTTCGCCTTGGGCGGTGCAGAAGGACGCCATGGTTTCCGGGTTGTCGCCGCATCGAGCGATAGCGCGGTCATAGGCGATAGCCGCTTGGCAGGCTTTGAGCAGATCCGGAGCGGCGGCCATTAATTGGGCGTTTTCTTCGGCGGGGTAATTACCGTTTATATCCTCGACGTGAATAGTTGCTAGTCCGCCTACATGAGGTTGCCGGGTCCATACGGAATAATCGCCGTCAGCATTCCTTTCTACTAACCAAGGGCCGGGCGTATGTCTAGCGTTCATCATTCCACCTCAAAATTACGAATTCACCGGTTGTTAAGTTCTCGTATCCCCAGTGGCGACCGGCCTTGTAGCGCCACTCTGGGCCAGTTTTAGGGAAGTTTGTTTCCTTGCGGAGCCCTTCGCTAGCGGCTTCAAATTCTCCCCTTGAGACTCTCCGAAACTCAGGCTTAGAAAGCATAACCGGCACGCAGGTTAGCGACGTTGTGGCGATAGCCGAGCTTTGCCGCTTTGCGCATAGCCGAGTCGTGCGACTTGTGAAAGCTGATCACGTCGCCGGACATGTAGTTGAACACTGCGAAGTCGCGACCGGCTTCTACGTTTGCTTTGGCTTGTTCGGCGGTTACGTTAGCTGCTTTCATCTCGTGTTACTCCGTTGTGTTGGTGTGATGCCACTATACAACACGAAACTTGCGATTACTTGTAGGTCCGACGAACGGTTAGGGTTTCACTCGGAGGGAATAGTCAGAGAGCGACCGTTTCCGCTAAAGGTGATGGTCTGTGCTTCGGGATCGAATTCAATTTCCATCTTCTCCTTTTCGCCCCAACCGACGCCTAGCACTCCAAGCGCGTCTTTCATTTCTTCGTAAAAGTATTCTGCATTAACTTTCATTTCTTCCGATCTCCGCGGTTCGTATTGATCAAAGGCTTCTGACCGTCCTTCAACGGCCAGGGTGATTCGGTATGGCAATCCGGGCAGTGAATAATGCGCAGGCTGCTCATGCGTATCACGTCCGGGTTACCGCACTTGGGACATAGGAGGGTCACGCTACGACCTCGCGCGCTGCGTTCATCTGTGAGGCGATTTCGTCAGCGGAAACCAGTCTCAGGGTCTCTGAGCAGTCGTCGCATCCGAGGACGAAAAGACATGTGATGTCATTCGTGTTCAACCGGTTCTGCTGAATGCCGTTATGCACGGTGTTCTGTGCAAACCATGTCAGCGACGTGCTGCCGCACTCTCTGCAAGACGTGGGGATCTTCATGCCTCAAGTACTCCAGGTAACGGACGGCTAAGGCTGTCTACGCATATAACGTAGTAAGGCCCGTCGCCGAGGAGCCGGCTTGCTTCGAAGCCTAGATCGTTTATCACATAGTCGAAATGGCCGGCCGCTTCGTACATCGATTCAAACATCTTGCTTTCGCAGATCGCTAAGCCCGTACGGCCTAGGCGTTCAAGGATTGCGATTCGCTGTTCGTGAGTCACGCTATAAATCCTCCTGGCATGGTTCGCACAACCTTCTGCGCTGCAGCCTCATGCATCTGGCCTTTCGCGCAGTCGCTGGTGTTGACTTTTGACATCTTGGGTTTAGCTGGGCGCTTTTTCATTGGGTTGCTCCTACTGGATAAGTGCTACGGCGGCACACAAGAGTATGGTTCCAGCTACAGCTCCGGCGAACATTCCGAGCGTTACCCAGAAACCTTCGATCCGGGCGATGGCGTAGAAGATACCGCCGAACACCGAAAGGATAATCAGCCATCCGATTAGCGCGCCCATCTCAATATGTCCCGTTCACGTTATCAGGAAGCGAAAACATATCGCCGGTAGCAGGGTCGACCATCAGCCCCGACACCACGCTGATACAAAAGCCCACCCAGTACCATGGCGTGACGTGCGAGTCGAGTTCCACGGTCGGGCCTTTGTCGTATGCAACCTGGTAGGTCTGCCCGTCGAAGAAACCCGCTGCAGCGTCCAGGTTGACTTTAGCCGGCGTGACGCCTGTAGCGACGCGCTGACCATCTTCGTCGGTAATGCTGAAGTGCTGACCAGTTGGGTCGGACGTGACCTGCACGTCGGTCATACGGTCGTTCATGATGGTCGAGCACCCGGAAAGGGTAGTGATGATTGCGAGTGTGGCGAGAAGGCGTTTCATGGTTGGGGCTCCGTTGGGTTGTGGTGAACAGGTTTGAATTTCGTCGGTTTGTTTTCGCGGAGCATGAAGCTGTAGAAGATGAGCAAAGCGAACATGGTTGGATCTCCGTTTGGTGTGAGCCAATACTACAAGCCCTTTCTTGCACTGTCTAGCGATTTCGACAAACGGTAGTTTCTTGCACTATCTTGCTTAATGTCGTACTCTGCGGCGACGTACCCCCATCACTACGCAGGATTACCCATGAGCAACAAACTTAAAGCACTGACACAACGCGCTGTATCCAACGGCGCCAGCGGACACATGCTCAACCGACTGGCCGAGGCTAAGGAATACAGCGGCATTCTCGATGCAGTCGTAACCGCTGGCAGTCTGTCCGCACTCGCCAATAGCCTTGGCGTTTCATTCCAGGCCGTCCAGCAGTGGGTATCGCAAGGTTACGTGCCTACGTCCCGCATTCCGGAAATTGAATCGCTGTACGGCGTTCCACGGACTTCCCTGATGAATCCGAAGTACGCCGACATCCTGGCCGCTCCGACCTTCTCGTCCGACGTATAAGGAGACCTCCATGTCAGATAAAAGAACAGACGCAGAAATGGAAGCGCTTGACCGGTTTGCCGGAATCGCCCTCGAATACTTCTTACGGGAAA